AAAGCGGATCGACTACATATATCCGGTTGAAAGTCCTATGTTCGTTGTCCCGTCAACGGTCGCGTCATAGTCGCACTCATCTTCACAGACCATGTATTCATGGAATGCGTTCGCGAGGTCCACGTCCAGGACCGACATATTGAGATCCATCACTGCGTGGCCCGTAACAATGCTTGCGTCCGAATACTGAACGGAGCGCAGGTTGTAACTGGCGCTTATCTCTCCCGCTGAAGGGCCGAAGTTTTGAGGAATCGTAATTATTGCCATTGTCAATTCCTCCCTTTTAGCTGTGAAGCTTGTTGGTTGCGGCAAGGATCAGGATAAACGCATCGTTTAGAATCCTGGCCACAAACCAGGTTTTCCAGCCCATCGAGGCCAACTGGTTAGCGGGGTCCATCGGGCCGGCCGATCCGAAATCGTGGAAAATATTCTGGACCGTTGCGTCGTCAAGTTCGATCACGCCGTAAGCGTTCCGACCGATCATGAGATTGTTGTAAACCTTTGGCCCGGTCGTCGCGATCTTCGCATTGGTGGTTAAGAGCCACCGCACGTATCCGGTAGCGCCGAGTTCAGCCCTGTGCATCGGGTCGGCTTTCGGATACTTGAAGCTCGGTATCCAGTCGGTACAGTTCTTGAGCGTGGGAAGCTCGTCCGTGTGCCCGATCCCAACGAAGGCCGGCGCAATAGGGGTTGTCCCGATTCCCGTCGAGGCTTCCTTTACCTCTTCGAGATATTCCGCGTTCCCGCCAAGAAGAGCCACAATGGAATTGTCGATATCGACCTGATTCAGTTCGGTCGGAGTCCCGCCGTTTATCCCGGTAACACAGGTCCGATACGATGCCGAGGCACACAAAACGTCGCGAAGAATCGTGTCCAGGGTCAAACCCATCTGCTCGCCCTGGAGCTGAGTTGTTTCCTGCATAGTGTCGTCTTCCACCGTGTACTTGATGACATCGGTTATCGCCACAGCACCGGCAAATTGCTGGATCGTGGCGAGAAGATCGGTTTTAGAGAGCTGGTTCAGGGGCGGCGGCTGGCCTTCGGCAAGCGGTACGTTTGCAAGTGGGAGGCTGTTATACCGCCTGAACTTGATCGTGTTCCCGCTTCTTTGGCGAAGGTTTCGCTGTTGCCCGGCGATATCGTGAATCAGCTTCGGTAACGCACGGTCTAGCAGTATCTTGTCGTAAAACAAGGCCACTGCTGGGTCTACGTTAGCCGTAGTTGTCGCCTGACTTGCCATAGAAACTCCTTTTTATTCCCGCCGTCTGGCGGCGAATTCCTTTTGCATCTTGCGGAACTCGGGAGTACCCGGCTTTGCCGCTCTGATCTTGTCCGCATCAGACGAGTTTGCGGCCCCGCTGGCGCCTACCGTTGCCGTGGAACGAGGTTTAGTCTCGTTTTCCTTGGCTTTGCCGGCGTCTTCGTGGGTCGCGGTCTTGTCGGTCAAGGTCTTCGCAATGTATCCGGGCTCGGTTTTCCCGAGTCTGTAAGCGGCGGCAAACCTGGCAGAGACGGAGGATATGCTTCTAAGGTCCTCTGAAAGTCCGGGGTCCGCCTGCAAAAGCAGAGGAAGGTGTTTATAGATAATGTCCTGGAAATCCGGCTGAGCCATTACCCGAGCTAAACGCGCCTGCTCGACGTTATTAGCCGTCATCTGCCGCGAGATTTGCGTTACTTCCGCAACAGTTACCGGCTCGTCGGGGTCGCGGTCCTTGAAGAAAGCCACAATGGGATCTGCGGTCTGTTCCTGTTGGTGTGTAATCGCAGGCCCACTATTGCTCTGAAGATTTCGAACCGTTGTCTTGTAAAGAAGCAGTTCGTCGTCTTTGGCTGCGGCCTCTTGCTCCTTGGCGCTTAGTTTGCCCTGGAGGTCCGTGCGCATTGATTTCAAGGCACTCACCGGGACCATGTGATCGTCTGGCAGTGCGTCGTAGTCAACAGCGCCCTCGTCGGGCGAAAACATCGGGTGTAAGTCAGTCAGCTTCCTCATCTTGCCTGTTTCCTTTCGTCTCATCGGAGCCCGGCGGCGGCCCTGGTTAACGCCCGTTTTTCGCCTCGATTATCGGAACGCGCTCGCGGCGGGCGCTAAATTTGGAAGGGGCAATAAAAAAGGCGGCAAGCTAGGTGGTTAGGCACCTAACTGCCGCCCTGATTATTCTTGCGCCGCTCTCAGTCTGGCCGGACTTCGAACGGACCCCTGATTTTTAGATTAAAATGCTACTTCACTACCACCAGCTTCGACTTGTTCCGCGACGGAGCTTTCACCAATTCGTTCGGATCGTTTACCGCACCACAGTCCCGGTCGGTGCATTGATAGACCGGCACGTTCATCCGGTCTGCATTATTGAAAGCCGCTCGATAGATGAACGGGATTTCGACAACGAGCACGACCTGTTGGAATGTTTCTCCCCCGCAATCCTTACACACGAATCGAGGAAGATCGTTTGAATCAAGGGTTACTGTCTGTCCCTGTGGAATTTGCATTGCGTTCCTCTCAACTCAAAAGTATCGGCATGTTCAGCCTGCGCGCGTCGTCTTCCACGTTCCACGCGCTCAACTTACCCGATGGATTATCGACAATATCGCTCAACAGCTCTTCCGGGATCGGTATATCCTTCGGTAGCACCCAGACGCGAACGAGTTCGTTTCCCTCCATCTTCTCGTTGTCCCGCCAGTAGAGAATGGAGCCGAGCATCCCGAACCGGACTACGCTCTTCCTGAGAGCTTCAGGCGGTATGCCGTGAATTACCTTCTGACGGATTGTGCTCTCGGGATCAGGAAAGGCTACGACTAGAATAAAATAGGAAGCCATGTCCTTGTCCATCTCGATCACGGAGTCAAGAACTTTGCGAAGGTGCTCTTCCATCGCGTATGCCTGGTCGATGTGGAGCGACTTATTGAACTTTGGGGTGATGATTTGAGTCACGCCTTCTCTCCCACCATCCAGTTGCCGAGCATGATCGACGGGTGCATGAAGCTGGGCCTGATGCCCTTTTTCTGCCACATCCAGCCAAGAAGCGGATCGAGAACGATCACGTCTCCCGGTATCTGCGTCGATGCTAAAACGAGGTCGCCGTTAGAATCGACGACCTTCTGCATGGCCTCGGTCAATGTCATGCGGGCCGTTTCTTCTTTTTCTTCTTGTCGAACTCGGATTTCCCCTGCATCTGTGTAGCTGACTTGCCGCCAAACGGTTTGCCCTTGGTCTCTCTTTCCTTGCCCATGACTATTCCTTTCGTTTTTTCAAAGTAATAGTTACCCCGCCGAAGGTAGATCGGATCGTTGCGGATTCGAAACTGGGGCACGGCAGGGACTCTATAATTTCCGAATGCTCCGTTTTAAGGACCGACAGCACGGCTTTCTCAATTTTCTTGATGATGATATCGCTGACCAGCAATGGCGTATCGGGATGGAAATAATACATACCGCCAAACGGTTTGCCCTTGGTCTCTCTTTCCTTGCACATATCTCATCACCTCGTTGTCATAAGTTCCTTGCCTGACATCTGCTGCCGCAACGGGATTACATTATTTTTCTGCTCGGGTTGCTCGATTGCGTCAACCCCGAAGTGCCCCTTGGCTTCGACCTGCATGGCAAGCTCGATCATCTTCATCATGCGGTCGGGCTCCATGCCCTTGATCTTTTCTATGATCTCCATCGTTCTTGCACGATCGAGCCCGGATTTCGTGTCCATCGCTTTAGCCTTCGCCTGATCGAGCGCGGCTTGGAGCTTCTGGTGCATTATTTCCGCCTGGATTTTCGCCATGCCAAGCTGTTGTTGCATTTGTTCTTGTTGTTGGATCGACTGGATAAGTTCGGGTTCAACCTCAAGCCCTGAATATTCGAGTATCTTACTCCACGGAATAGGCATTCCGGCGACCTTCAAGGCTTGCGCCTCGCCGTATCTCATCTTCTTCTGCGAGTCGGTCAGAGCGCCCTCGGCTACAGTGCAGTCATACACACCGAATTTCTTATCAAAAAACTCCGGTGTAGGCTGCTTCTTGGTTATTCTTTGAATCTTTTGCGCGTTGTAGTTGACTTGCACCGCCTTGACGACCTTCGCACCCAGTAGCCTCTTTGAATCCCGGTAGGAGTCGAAAAGGTCCTGGAATGCCGTGAGTGCGTTTCCTTCCCGAAGTTTACTCTGAATGAAGCTGTTCGCATTCTCGCCCGGCTCGATCATGCCGGAAAGCTCCGACGATATTCCCGCAAGGTCTTCCTGGTCCTGGTCCATGGCCTTCATGGATTCAAGGGTTCCAGGTTGCAGACCCGGCCCGAGGAGCGGTTTGATCCTGTCGAGCTTATTGGACTTCATGTAGTAGGTGACGCCGTGGCCCCTGAGATTGATATTATCGATGTCCACCATTGCGTCAGACTCAACGGCGAGGCCTAAAAGCTGAGAGTCCAGCATATCGAAGAGCTTCATACGCCGGCGGTTACTCTGCGTCGCGGCGTCTCGAAGCGGTCTTACAAAACTCTGGAGCTTCCATTTCGCGTCTTCGTATTCGGGGATGAAATCACCAATCACCGGCACAAAGGGGTAGTCTTCGAGTCCCAGGGGGTCTTCATCGTCGAACATTTCCTTGTCATCGAGCAGATAGGCGAGTTTGATTATGCGCTTCTGGCTCGTCATCTTGTCGAGGATTATTCCCCAGTTCACGCCGAGCGGCACACCCTGAACGACTGCGGGTCCATTCAACTTCTGATCGAGTGCCGATGCCGTGCCGTCCCACTCGGTGATTTGGCCGTTCAGTTTATTCATGAGGCTGTAGACTTTTTTACTGTCTTGCCGGTAGAACCTGTCTAACCTCAAGAGGGGCTTACCCCTGAAATCCTTTTCCTTCGCTGCGTGCGGGAACTTGCCGTCCGGTCCCTTGGGCATCATGGCCGTGATTGTGTTTCTGTGTCCGGGAAGAATGAGCTTCGCATCATCTTTCGTGACCCAGATCCGATCAAGAATGAATCTGCAATCGGATAGGTCTTGCTCAGTAAGGGATGGATCGCGGAGCATTGCGTTGTACGGGCGCCTGCGAAACCTCACATCGCCCGATACCGGATCTCGGAAGTAATCCATATAGACTTCGATGTCGTTCCAACCGGAGATGAGAGCGCCCCACTTGAAAGCGTTGCTCATGAGCATGTAGCCCGAGCCTACGCCGGGCTGGTTCATCTCATACTGCAGGACTATGGAAAGAAGCGCCGCGGTCTGATCGGAGCCCGTGGTAGCTTCGACCTTCATCGAGAGACGGTTTTTGCGCTGGTATCCGGTGATCCGTTTTATAATGAGCTTCAGCCGATTATATACTTCCGGGTCCCGGTCTTGCGCTTCGAGATAGGCCCGGTCTTTTTTGCTCCACTGCTTGCCCAAATAGTACTCCGTGTCCCTTTTGGCTTCCTTCCACCAGGGTTCCCACTTCGTTGACGCCTCTCGATAGGCTGTGTTGAAGTCGTCTAAAAGGCTCATCTGCTTTTCACTGAGTCGTCGGGAATC